CACAAGCAACGCAGCCGCTAAGACTGTAAGCATACCTACGGATGCCACATACGCATTTCCGAACGGCACTTGTATTTCATTCCTTAACACAGGTGCAGGGGATTTAACAATAGATGCAGTCACTCCAGGAACAACAACAATTACCAGCATTGGAGCAGCGCCAGCCGCGCCGTTAGTTGGACAATACAAGAGCGCAGCCGCGATTAAGACCGGCACTAATGCGTGGACTGTGGTAGGCGCAGTTGCTTAATTCAGTTGTAGCATTATTTAACGCCGGTGCAGCCGCCGCAGCCGGTGACTATGAAAGCATAGCCACAGTCACAGTCGGTGCTACTAGCGTTTCTAGCATTGAGTTCACTTCAATTCCAGGAACGTTCAAGCACCTTCAACTACGCGCTGCGGTAAAAATGACCGGCAATTATTGGATGACTTGTCAAATTAACGGCGATACCAGCACTAATTATGTTTCTCACGGATTATATGGCAACGGTTCAACTGTAAGTACATTAGCATTACCAACTGGGTCAGATAGCCAAGCATATTTAGCACAACAAGACGGCGCATCAAATCAAGTGATTGTAGCCATTATAGATTTTCTTGATTATGCGAACACTACAACGAACAAAACTGCTAGATGCTTATGGGGTACTGACCGAAATGGTGGCGGTTCAGTCGGATTGAATTCTATGTTTAGACCTTCGGAAACCGGCGCAATTACTTCTATTAAATTATTACATACAGGTGGCGGTACTTCGTTTAACCAATACTCACACTTCGCCCTATACGGCATAAAAGGAGTTGCATAATGGCTACGACTTATGAACCGATAGCAACGACTAATGGAACTGGTTCAAGTGACACAATTACATTTTCCTCTATACCTGGAACCTATACAGATATTATTATTATGGGCACTTCCAAAGGTTCTTTTAATGATGAAAATATAAATATAAGATTTAATTCGGATACCGCTTCAAATTATTCTTGGACTATGTTAGATGGTAATGGCAGCAGCGCAACCTCCAGCAGGGGTAGTAGTCAAACATATATTAGAGGCGGAGTTAGCGGAACAAGCAATTCTGCCAATATCTTTCAAATAAATAATTATGCAAATACTACTACATACAAAACTTCTGTAAGTAGAGCAAATAATACCGGCGCAAGAACAAGGGCAATAGTAGGTTTATGGCGCAGCACTTCTGCGATAAATTCCGTCAGTTTAATTAATGACTCTGGTAATTTTTCAACAGAAACAACCTTCACTCTTTACGGAATAGCGAGCGCATAATGGCAACCACTTATAAGGCAATAGCCACCGTAACGGTGGGAAGCGGCGGGGCTGCGAATATTGAATTTACTTCAATCGCGGCGGATTGGACAGACCTCATAATCTTGTGTTCTTTAAGGTCAAATAGTGCAAGCACCGCGGACAACTTAAAAATTGAATTGAATGGAAGCACAAGTAATTTTACCGCCAGAAGTATTTATTCTACAAGTGATTCTAGTCCAAATTCTTATAGTTTTAGTATTGGGGAAATTGCGGGCATAAATGCTACTAATACCACCGCTTCAGTATTTAGCAATACGACAATATATATATGTAACTATGCTTCCGCGAATAATAAATCTATAAGCACCGATTCAGTTGCCGAAAATAATGCGACTAGAGGCGATTTGTCACTTTATGCAACTTTATGGAGTAATAGTAGTGCAATAACTTCCATTAAATTAGTGGCAGCAGGTGGCAACTTTATCCAATACTCAACCGCCACACTTTACGGAATCTCAAACAGTTAGGAAAGGAAACAATGCCAACGAAACTAATAGTGGATTGCTCCACCGGAGTCACCACAGAGGTTGAACTAACAGCCGAAGAAATCGCACAGCGCGAGGCAGATGCGGCAGCGTTCGCTGAGGCTAAGGCTATTGAGGAAGCCGAAGCACAGGCTAAGGCTGAGGCTAGGGCTGTTATCTTAGAGCGCTTAGGCTTAACCGAAGATGAAGCAAAGGTGTTGCTTGGCTAAGTTGTGTAAGGCAGGAGTAACCCTTAGAGAATCCATTGACGATGCGTTCCCCGATAGAAGTAGATCTCGTGATGGGTGGATCGGTGATGCGCGCCATGCAGCTCGTAAGTCCGATCACAATCCTACTGCTCAGGGCATCGTACGCGCCATCGACATTGATGCTGATTTGGGATCCAAATTGCCCGAAGCGTTCGATCTTGCGGATCAGTTACGATTACTTGCCAGACATGATAAGCGAATTTCATACATCATTTTCAACAAAAAAATTGCCAGCTGGCGAAGAAACTACAAATGGAGAAAATACACCGGACTGAATCCGCATACCTCACACATCCATGTTAGCTTTTCAAGTCATGGAGATGATGATGGCAGCATGTTTAGAATCCCCCTACTGACTGGAGAACCGATAAATGGAACAAGCAAAAAGACTCGCCGCAAGTTGGGCAAGATCCTTTCTAGCAGCTTGCCTAGCGACCTACATAGCAATAGGTTGGGATCAGAAAGCGATCCTAGCCAGCGGTGTTGCTGCCGTTGCACCTGTAATTCTTCGTTGGCTAAATCCTAAAGATGCCATAGGCGGCATCCGGCGTTGAGTCCGTCAGAATGGGCTGCGTTTGTTGCAGCCATCCTTTCTTGTGTTGCCCTAATTGTCGGTGGGCTTCGTTACATTATTAGGCACGAAGTACCTGCCATTTTAGAAGGGTCAAACATCGTGTCGCGCATCGAGAAACTTGAAACAATGGTCTTAGAATTGCTTACTAATGAGCGCAAGAAAACCAACAAAAGCAGAACGCGCCGCTAAGCGTAAAGCTAAGGAGCGCGCAGCTGCGCGTAACAAAGCCGAACCGCTACGCCCGATAGACCTTTGGGCTGCATCAATCGTTGAGTGCTACGAAGCTCTAGTGCGAGCCGGATATGGTGAAGATAAAGCGCGCTGGTACATCGAAGAAAAGATGCGCTTACCTGAATGGATTGCACCTGAGCCAGCAGACATTCCTTATTATGATGATGATGATGAGGATGAATGAAGCGCATAGTCGTTATTTCAGACCTGCAAGTACCATTTCACGATGAGCGAGCAGTCCGAAATGTCGCAGGATTTATACGCAGGTGGCGACCCGATGACGTTTTATGTGTTGGCGATGAGATCGATTTCCAAACGATTAGCCGCTGGAGCTCCGGTAGAGATGAGTGGAGTGGCACAATTGGTGCAGACCGTGACCGAGCTCAGTCGGTTCTATTCGAGCTTGGGATCAGCCACATCGTCAGGTCAAACCACACAGACCGACTCTACAAATCCCTAAGCTCTAGGCTGCCGGGTCTGATTGGACTGCCCGAACTAGAGTATGAAAACTTTATGGGGTTCAAGACTCTAGGCATTAAGTTTCACCGTAAGCCCTATGAGATTAGCCATGACTGGATCATGGTGCATGGCGATGAGCAAGCCATCAACCACAATGCCGGTTTAACGGCTCTAGGAGCCGCTAGAAGGCACGGAAAGAGCGTAGTGTGTGGTCATACCCACAGACTAGGGGTTTCGGCGTTCTCAGAGGCATCTGGGGGCGTTTTAGGGCGTGTCCTGCAAGGGCTTGAAGTAGGTCATTTAATGGATGAGAAACAAGCTTATTACACGCGTGGCACGTTTAACTGGCAAAAGGGCTTCGGTCTGCTCTATGTGGATCGCAAAGGCACTACGCCTGTGGCAGTACCGATAGACAAGCAAGGCAGCTTTGTGGTCGAAGGCAAGCGCTATGGATGAAACCAAGCCTGACCTGCACCGCACTATTGACGATCATATAGACCTTTTCGTTACCTTACCGTTATAGAACACGCCGGTGTTCCGGTTATTGACAAATCCAATTTAGGCGTATTCTTTTTGCATGTCCGAAATACGGACATGGGAAGGAAACGATGCTAGAAGCTTTCTTGTGGGGAATCACAGGTGGGTTATTGGCACTAGGCTGGTTTCTACGTTTAACAAGTAATCACTATCAGAAGGGTTATCGGGATGGATACAACAGGGGCAAAGCGGTTGCGCTCGAAAGACATTTTGACTAATGCTAGTGACACGATCGATGAAAGATCCGCAACGCATGGTCATTACGACCTCACTTTACTTAGAGCGTCAAAACTTTGGGGCGACTATCTCGAAAGGGAAATCGACCCGATGGATGTTGCAATCTGTATGGCATTACTCAAACTCGCAAGAGTTATGGAATCTCCACGCCATGACGATAATTTCGTGGATTTGGTCGCCTATGCAGCCATCGCCGGAGAGCTCGCGGTCAAAGATTGGCACGATCTGGATGCTTTCTAGGTCACCGAAAGGCACATGGTGTGATTACTGCAAGCTGCGTTGGGGAACTGATAACTGGCGTGGACAAACACAAGCGGTCTGGCAAATCACGAGCAAAAGAAAAAACAAAATGGTTGTCAGACACTATTGCCATCCTTGTGCTATGGAAGCTCAAACGTGGCACGATGGCACGACTTGGACTTTCAAAGAACAATTGGACTATGCGAAAGGACACATGCAACTAGATGTTTAACTTAAAAGACTATGAAGATGTAGATACGAGGATACATAAATTTTATGAAGAATACCCGGATGGATCTATACACACAGAGCTTATTCAGAATAACGATGATCAAGGAGTCGTGGTCTTTAAGGCTACGGCGTACCGTACCCATGCAGATGCTATGGCTTCCGCTATTGGTTATGCGCGCGGCGCTCGCAAAGATCGCGGTGTGGATCGCGATTTTTGGTTTGAGAATTGCGAAACGTCTGCAATTGGCAGATGCTTGGCTAATCTCGGATTATCTGCTAGAGGAAAGCGAGCTTCAAGCCTTGAAATGGCTAAGGTTGAGGACGCTAAAACAAATGGTCAGTCGCCGATACGGGTACGCACCAAAGAGCAAAAGGAGTTTCTAAATGCAACTAATCCAGAGGCAGAAATTATTTGGGATACAACGATTGAACCGCCTAGTGATGAACCCACTATGGCGAACGCAGCTGATTTGGTTCAATCGGTATTATCTGCCGAAATTGTGCCTAGCTGTAAGCATGGCAATCGAATCCTTCGTGAAGGTCACGGTAAAAATGGCGCTTATCGTGGTTGGGGTTGCCCTATTCCTATGAGGAATAAAGCTGAACAATGCAAGATGATATGGATGATTTTAGATCCTGCTGGTAAATGGCAATTTCGACCCGAAGATGAAGATTTGATTGCGGGGTGAAAAGT